TCATGATACAGGTATTATTACAGATGCAAAATTTAAAACGTATGGCTGCGGATCGGCTATCGCAAGTTCGAGCCTCGTTACGGAGTGGGTCAAAGGCATGCACATCGACCAAGCCGGAGCAATCAAAAACTCCGACATCGCCGGAGAATTGGCCTTACCCCCGGTAAAAATACATTGTTCAATTCTGGCAGAAGATGCAATCAAGGCAGCCGTAGAAGATTATAGGAAAAAACATTAAGTGATAAATGTAAAACAATTTCTTGAAAAATTATTTAAGGAAAAACAATGGGCAAAGCACAATATAATTTAAAAACAAAAACAGACTACCTAAATCGCAAGATGTTTTTGGATCCACAGGGTCCTGTAACCATTCAACGATTTGAAGAAGTAAAGTATAACAAACTACAAAAAATTGAACAGACAGCACGTGGTTTCTTTTGGGTTCCAGAAGAAATTAGTCTTACTAAAGATGCCAACGATTTTAAAGAAGCAAGTGATGCGGTGAAACATATCTTTACTAGTAACTTATTAAGACAAACAGCACTTGATAGTTTACAAGGACGCGGTCCCGCGCAAGTATTCACACCTATCGTTAGCCTGCCTGAATTAGAAGCACTGATGTATAATTGGAGTTTCTTTGAGACTAACATTCATAGCCGTAGTTATAGTCATATCATTCGTAACATCTATAATGTACCTAAAGAAGTATTCAATACTATCCATGACACTAATGAGATTGTATCAATGGCTAGTAGTGTTGGTAAATATTACGATGATCTACATAGATTGAATTGCTTAAAAGAAATCAATGACTCAACAAAAGAATGTGTATTAGAGCCAGCACACATTAAAGCAATTTGGTTAGCACTTAATGCCAGTTATGCATTAGAAGCATTTCGCTTTATGGTATCATTTGCTACAAGTTTGGCTATGGTTGAGAATAAAATCTTTATTGGCAATGGAAACATCATCAGTTTGATTCTACAAGACGAACTATTACACAAAGAATGGACTGCCTGGATGATCAATCAAGTAGTCAAAGAAGATCCGCGATTTGCAAAAGCAAAACAAGAGTGTGAACAAGAAGTATATTCTATGTACTTAGATGTCATACGTGAAGAGAAAGAATGGGCCGACTATCTATTCAAGAAAGGATCAGTCATAGGTCTGAATGCGAATATCTTAAAAGATTTTGTCGATTATACTGCGGCAAGCGCATTAAAAGATATTGGTATCAAGTATCAAAATCCTGCTCCTAAGAGTACTCCTATACCGTGGTTCAATAAACATAGCGAGACTAGCAAGAAGCAGACCGCACTACAAGAAAGCGAAAGCACCAACTACGTCATCGGTGTGATGAGCGATCAATTAAATTACGACGACCTTCCGTCACTATAACTATAATAAAGGAGAATGAATATGAAGGCCCTTATATGGACTAAAGACCACTGCCCTTATTGTGTTCAAGCCAAAGCATTGCTTACACAAAAAGGGATAGAGATTGAAGAACGTAAGATTGGACATAGTTGGACAAAAGAACAACTATTAGAAAGCGTACCCACAGCACGAACAGTACCGCAGATTTTCTTAGGTGAGGAATATGTAGGTGGGTTCGATGACCTTAAAAAGAGATTTGATCAGGAGAAATAAATGAATCTTAAGACAGATGAGACATACACATTTAAATTAAATAGCGGTGAAGAGTTAGTCGCTAAAGTAACAGAAGTCAACGATAACTATGTATTGCTAGACACCCCGGTTTCTATAGCCCCGGGTCCGCAAGGAATGGGATTGATGCCTAGTTTGTTCACTAACGACCAGCGTGGAAAAGTCAGACTAAATACTAGTAGCGTTTCGTTGGTCGCGGATACTGAGGAATCAGTTAAGTTGAAATACCTCGAAGCGACTACAGGTATACAAGTACCTAGCAAGAAAATGATATTAGGATAAAACATGCCACAATTGAGTCGTAAGGGTGATAAAAATACTACAGGCGGTAAGATAATTCGCGGCGCAAGCACTGTGTTTTGCAATAACATTCCTGTAGGTTTACATTCAAGCGACATCACACCGCATGAGCCTAAGAAAAATAAGAAGCCACACAATTCTGCAAAAACGACAGAGGGTAGTCCTACTGTATTTGCAGATGGAGATCCTGTATTAAGAGTAGGTAGTGGCAACACTTGCGGTCATAAGATAGTAGAAGGTAGCGACAACGTGTTTGTCGAATAACATATGGCTGATACAGGAAAGCAAAGTCCCTTAGGAGTTAATGTTTATGGCTCAATATTAGCCGGTCATGATATTCTCACACCAAATGATAATACATTTCACATTAATCCTATAGCAGAAAGTTATTTCGGTAAAAGTATAAACAATGCTGAGTATGATCCAGGTAAAATCGTCAACGATACTTGCCTAAAGTGGGTAACATATGCATTGAAAGAAGCATGGGCTAGAACAGACCTACCTCCCTCAGGTCCCGGAGAAATAACAAATGCTACTTATGATGCTATGTTGAACATAGGACAAAGTCGTATAGCGGCATTAGGTAATAGTAAACCTCCTACATATCAGGTTGATGACCCTAGCGGTGTATGGACGAAATTCGGCGGACCTGCAAATACAGGTTTCGCTATTTCAGGAAATGTTGATCACGGACAACAAGCAAGTTGGGATCCATGGGACAGCGGAGATCCTGCAGGAACCAATCCTAATAGCGAAGTTACTAAGTGGGGTTGGGTACGTGCTATGGCATTACAAGCCTATAACGAATTTTATTTCAACGCAGAAACAGACGGAACCACAATTGATGTTAATCCAAGTTATAAAGACTTTACAGATTCATTACTTCAAGCGGATGGTTTTGTAAATTATAGTAACAAAGCATTATTTGCAGTTCAAGATTCTTTCACATTTTTGCAAGGTACGTATAGTAATCAAGATGATCTTGCTAGCGCAGATATAACAGGAGTGAGTTTATCTGCTAGAGCATTCGGACAAGATTTAATCAATTTAGGCAAAGCAATAAATCTTCAATATATTAAGAATTTTGGATTACCTTCAAACTTGTTAAAGATATTAAATAATAATAACGCTATTACCCAATCGGTTGCGTTAGCGTGTCTAGCCTCAGGATTATCCCAACAAGAAATCACTGAAATAGCCACCGGCAACGTGACACCTACTACATTACAAGAACAAAAACTTTACGGAGCGTTCTTAGTAATAGTAGGTGATGATTTAAATACAATATTACAAATATTAAATTGCACTACCAAAAATGTCGTTAGTCTCGCTGATTTACTAAGTATTAAAAAATTGTTCCCTTTAAGTTACAGAACATTAACGGTACCAATATATAATACTTCTCCCGGACCTACTAATTCAAAAACTTATTATTTACTTTTCATCAATGATGAATTGAATCCACAGTTAGTAAGTCCTAAGATCAAAGAAATAATAGGTACTATAGTACCTCCTGCAAGTCCCCCAGTTGAACTTCCGCCTCCACCACAGCCACCGAAAAACCCTCCTCCTCCACCACCACCGCCCCCGCCACCCCCGCCACCTGTTGTGCCGGTACCCAACCCTCCAGTACCAACAAATCCACCGGTCGGTGGTGGCGGATGCGTAACATTAGAGAGTTTCATACCTTGCGTAGAATTGCTACAGAAGCACAACGGCAGAGACATAACGAATGCTTGGCAATTAGAACCAGGTATGACTATAAGTTTAGGCACAGACAAATTACAAACTACAGAGGGTAAAGTAGTCAAGGCATTGAACGACTTACAGCCTTGTGTTAGAGTGAATACTATAGACGGCATATCTTTGGTATGCTCAACGACAGCACCTATATTCACTAAAGAAAAAGGCTATACATTAGCACCTGATCTCATAGATAAGCATGTTGCTGTAATGAAAGAAGGTAAATCATGGTTCAGCGAGGTCACATCTATCGTTGATGTAGGATATAGATTTGTTAGAGTTATCGACACAGGAAATAATAGTTTCTGGGCAGGAGAAAAACCCGGCGAATATATACTACACCACAATGCGATAGTGAACGAAAGATTAAGCATAGATAAAAATTAATATGGCAGACGAACTAAATTTTCAATTACCAGAATCAGGCTTTGATTCATATCTAGCAGGTATCATCCCTG